AAATATATCTCTTGTAATTGTATTATTAATAACTCCATTTTGTAGAACTCCCTCTCCTACTCCATCTTTGCCATAAAATGTTTTTTCATATACATAATCTGATGTGACGTTAATTTGAGATTTAGCAATAGTATATTGGTCAGATATATATTCATACAATCCTCCAAAGGTTATTTCGCCAATAGAAAAAAACGTTAAAATTTGTTCGCTTGTACCTGCAGGAATTGTCAGATTTGTACCAAATTCATAACTATCTTTTCCACCATCTATTCTATTATAAGTTTTTCCGTCTGAACTTTCATAATGTATTTGAAAATTAGCTCCCCTCGTACTACGAAAACTAATAGCACAATGTGTACTAGATAATGTACAATTTAATTGTCCTAACCATGTATTACCAATTGACATTGATTTAGTTTCGATAACTTCTGTATTTAACCTTATCACGTTCAACGGAGTAATAGAAGAAATAGTATCACCTGAAGAAGGTGCTTTTATTCCATTTCTATATACTAATGCTAGATCCCCTTCGGTTGGCTTAGGATCTGCTTGCATATTTTCAATTGTGTCAAATAGTTTCAGACCTGATGTTGCTTTTCTCTTATTTATAAATCTAATCCCCATACTACTCTTCCCCCTTTATTACATATTGAACTTTTGTATCTGCTTCTGTTGCTGATAAACCAACAATTCCAACTGATTTATTAATTGGCAAGTCTACTGCTAAATTAGGAGCTATTGTATAATTTGTTTCATCTACTGCAACAGTTACATTAGCAGTCTCACTATAATTTGCAATAGATATTTGTGTAATTTTTTTACTTACTCCTATAGTTTGTTCTGTCGTTCCTACTGTTAATATTCCTGCATATAAAGTCGTTTCGTTTGTTTTTACAATAACTTCTTGTGCTTTACTAGAACCTGAATCTTCCATAGCCACTTTTATAGCTCCAGCATCAGTAACCTTTACATTTTTTACTTCACCATTTTCATTAAATCCTTTTAACATAATTATATATCCTCCTATAAAATTAAGTTTGAAAAGTAGCAATAATTATATAATTAAATTTTCAAAATTTGTCCAACATTAATTAGGTTTACATTTTTTATGTTATTCTTTTTTGCAATAGCTGTAACAGTTGTATTATATTTTTTTGCAATAGCACTTAAAGTATCTCCTTTTTTTACAGTATATGTAGTTCCTTTTTTGGTTGAAAGAATTTCATTTACTTTAGCTTGTACATCATCATACAAAGAACCAAGAGATTTTTTTCGATCTTCACCATTTCCATGCTTTCCTGCAATAACTTCATAAGCTAGGTCAACTATAGACATTGTCTTTTGAACAGTATTTTTTTTGGATCCTGTTTGCTTCATATTTCCAATTTCAGCAATTAAATCACGATACATATAATTTGTATCAACGTTACCATTAATTCCGTTTATTTTTTTACCTGAGCTGTTTTGCCATATATCTATATGATTCATGTTCAATGTACATTCTTTGCCATATTGAGCAACCCAACATGTATATCTTTTTGATAATTCATCTTTGTTTAAATAATTTGTAAACCAATCTTTATTAGCATATACTCCTGCCCAAAATCCTGCCTTTTCTATAATGCTATTAAATTTTATTACTATGTCTGTCAATTTTGTTTTTCCCTCTGGTTTTATCTCTTTATCTTCCATATCAATATAAACTGGGAGTTGCAATGTTTTACCTTTTAAATTAGTTGCTACAGCATTTGCACATTCATCAATATTACTTATTTCATTTGTATATGAATATACATATACTCCAATAGGAATATTATACTTTTTGCATTGTTCGTAATTTCTTTGAAAAGAACTATCAAACCAAAATTTGTTACCATCCCCTATATTTCCCATCTTTAATATTGCAAAATCAATGTTTTCTTTTACTTTTGACCAGTCTATATTACCATTATGATGGCTAACATCTATGCCAAATTTTATCATAATTTATTCCTCCTTTTCATTATATTTCATTGAGCTAATGCCAAGTAAAACTCCTAAGAAAGTATCAATTGCCGTTATTGTTCCTACTATTTGTTCTCCATAAGGTAATCCCCATATTCTTGCTAATGCAAAATATAAAGTACCTAATGCAGGCAATAGTATCTGAGCTAGCCATTTTAAAAAATCATAAGTTTTATTACTCATCATACTATCAACTCCTCTCTTTTAATTCTCTTATATCATTGAAAGCTTCTTGCATTTGTTCTTCTAATCTATAAGTTCTTTCTATCACGGTATTATGTTTATCTACTTTCTTTTCCAATTGTTCTAATCTAAAGTTGGTTAATTTACTTGATGCTACAACTCCTAATCCAGAACCTACGATTGTTCCCAAAAATCCAAGAACTGCAACGACAATTGTGTTTCCATCCATTTTATATCAAACCTCCTCTCTACTTTTATTTTGTTTAGGGGATATGTTATCCCTTATAATCATTTTGACTTTGTAAGTTGAGATTTGTATTTTTGCATTAAAGTCTTTTTAGCATATTCTTTTGCTTTACTTTTTATTTTTTCTAAAGCTTCTTCATTATATAATCCTTGACTTTCGTACTTTTTGTAAAATGTACTTGCAAGATCTGTATATTCTTTTTTCATTTCAGATGTTAATTCTAATTTATAATTATTTAAACTTAGTGTTGAAACTGTTGGATAAAATGAAGTAGTCACAATTGTACTTTCATCAGTATTAATTAAATCTTTGCCTAGAGCCTGTCTTGCTATATCTGTTCTCTGTTCTTGTAATACCTTGATTTGTTCTGCCTTTTCTTTTCCAGACATAGTTAAGTCTTTTTTTATTTCTTTAATTTGTTTATTAACTTTAGATATTGTTGAAATTGCAGCAGTTATTTTTTCAAGTTTTTCTGTTTCTTCTTCTGTAATTGTGCCACCATTTTTCTTTTTAGTAAGCTCTGTTTTTAGATTATAGACTTCATCAAGAGAAGATGAATTACTGTTTACATTTACAATAAACCTTCTACCAACTGCATTACTTTCTGCACCCATTTCTGCTTTTTGAGCTGTTATTCCCATTTTGCCTGATAAATAATCCATAATACCTGTTACCTGCGTTCCTAAACCTGCAAAATATCCTGATATTAGGTTATCAATTTTAGCTGGAGAATAATTAAAAGCTCGTCCCAAAAGTATTGCAAGTTGTGAGTTGTACTCATAATATTGTTGTGAATCTGGTAACTCTAAATCCCAACTCTTTACAATGTCTGTATTGTAATAAAAATCTTTATTTATAGCGTTTTCAATTAATGGAGCTACCATATTTGGTACTAAACCTGTAACACTATCTGCTGGCATATTATCCATAATAGCATTATTTATCCATTCACCAAGTCTTTCTTTTTCTTTACCATCTTCAATATGACCTGTAGCAAGATCTTCTATGTATTCGCCTAGGTTCAGCATGCTTCTTAATATTCCTTGTGGCTTTTTAATTGTAACAATGTGATCTCCAATCTTTAGTATGAAGTTATCATCTTTCTTCCTCTGGTTAAGTTCTTCAATTTCTTTATCCTTATATCCTATTGCTTTTATTGCTAAGCCAATAGCTGTAAGTACTGCGATTCTCATTGCTGTTTGTTTTGGATTAGCTTTTACTTTTTCTGCAAATGTATAGCCACTTCCTACTCTTGCTGCACTAAAAGGAATAAGCTGATTAATTTCTCTTGTTAAATTTCCAGTTCTTCCAAAATCTTGTGTTGCATCTCTTGATTCCAGTGCTGCCAAAATCCTAGAGTCCATTTCACTATTTCCTTTTGTTTTATACATATCATAGTTCTTTTCGAATACTCTAAATCTTGTTGATTGTTCAGAAATTTCTGGTATATATGTCATTAAGTCTAGCAATCTCTTTAATGGCTTCCATTTTTCATGAATACCAAGAGTTTCACTTTTCTTTGTTCCATAAATGTCTTTCATAATACTTTGAGTTGACTCTCTATATTGGCTCATTCTTGTTGAACTTGTTGAACCTGTTTGCTTCCAAATGTTATACATATTTTCTATCCTTGCAACATACTCAGGCGAATAATTCTTAACAAATTTTTTTACATGTTCATTTGTTGCAGTTAAGACATCTAAGACACCTAGAGCATTGTCTATTACAGGAACGAATCCTGCATTTGAAAATACTGCAGCCTGTGCTGTATCACTTATCATATTTGGTATAGCAAACCCAATATTTGCCATAGTTGCACCGTACCTTAAAGGCATATTTAATTTACTATTTATTTGTAATACTTGGCTCATAAATTTTTTATCCATATTCATTAATGAATTGAACAATATCTCGTCATTAAATTGTAAATATACTCTTTTTCCACTTTCATCTATGAAGCTGGTTATTAAATTTTGTGCATCTACTTTTTTATTCGGTGCGAATATATCTATTGTCTTTTCTAAATCTAAATTGGTTGTATTTACTCCTTGTTTCTTTAATTCATTTTCCCACATGCTTAAATTTGCTGTTCCAACTTTTATCATAGGTGCATCTATAACATCATATATTGCACCTGTTAGCCCAACTTCTTCTCCTTGACTATATAAAGCTCTTAATACATTATTGTTTTCTACTTGTTGTATTATGTTAGAAGAATTTGCAACTATGTTTTCAAGGATATCTTTTATATCTAATTCACTTCCTGTTCTTGTTTTTATAATATCTGATACTGCTCCTTTTCTTCCTAGTTGATTTCCTTTTCCTTCTATTACTCTTTGCATTGGAACATAGAAAGCGTTGCTCTCTTTAAGTTTCTTTACATCATCTTGACTTATTAATCCATTGTCAACAGCATATTGCATAACTCCGTCTAAAGTATCATATACTACTTGTGCTGCATCTTTTATTTGCCTATCGTTTGCAAATTTTTCTAGTACATATTTTGTGTCCATATCTCTAATACCTGTTTTTAAAGTCTTTGCTTTGTAGTCTGTATCTCTTTTTGCCACTAGATAATCTCTTAGGTCATTATACCTTTGAGCATCATCTCCTAGTATTTCTCCAATTTTATTTAATCCAGGCATTATCTTTTCGCCTTTTTCATTTATATATCCATCAGAAAGCATTGAAGTTACTTTATCATGTATTCCTGTTGCAAGTCTTGTTAAGTAATAAGCATTGTTACTAGCTTTAATTTGATTTGTTGTTTTGCCACCAATCTTTGCAATTTCACTTACTACTTTCTTTACTGCATAATCTTTATCCCATATATTTCTCATTACTTCTTGTTCTAGCCATGCTTTTGTCAATGGAGTTCTGTTTGATTCTCCTACACTAATATTACTATGTACTCTGTTTTGTGGATTTTGATGTATGTAGTTATATGTTTGTTGTTGTACTTTTGTTATAAAGTCGTCGAATGATTTATCGGCTCTTCTTATTTCCTCTAATACTGCTACAGATTGAGGATAATCTGCTTTAGCTTGTTCAGGAATAATTGAATATGTTCTTATAACTTCTGCAAATCCTTCGTCTAATTTTGTACTTCTAGTTTCATTTTCATATCCACCATGTTTTTGTATTGCTGTCAATAATTCATTTGCAATAGATTCTTTATCAATCTTTAATCTGTTGCCTAAGTCAAGGGCATGTCCTGTTTCGTGTAATATGTTGTCTATATCTTTTAATTCTTTTCCTCTTATTACATCTCTACCTTCTTTGTATATTCCGTATGCTCTTTCTCTGAAATGTCCTTTTTTAATTCCTAAACCTAAATAATCTTCAATTGTTTTTCTTATATCTGTTAATCTTGTTACAGGAATAGAATTGTCCCAATTTCCTGATGCTTCAATTTTTCTTATTTCTTGTTCTATAAATCTGTTTGCTCCTTGTGCATTAGTTGCTCCAGGTGCTACATTAGGATCTTCTTTTCTAATAGTTTCTTTTTGTTTTCTTAATTCTTTTATTAGTTCTCTATTTTTTCTTTGTATTTTTTCGTCATAAGTAGATGCTTCTTCTTCATCAAGTTGTCTATTAGAGAATAAAGGTTGTCCATTTTGCTTTATACTGTTTCTCATTTCGTCTGTTATCTTGAATCCCATTTGTTTAGATTCTACTTTTCCGTCTGCATCCATGAGAGTTATTTTTTCCACTTTGCTGTTCCATTTCTTTAAGTATTTATTTAGATAGTTAGGAATTTCCTGGTCGTAAAATACATACATTCCACTATTACCATTTTCTCTTATTTCTTCATCTAAATTAGATATTTCCCCATTGTTTTCTTTGCTGTTCAATATTCTCATAGATAAATCCTTGCCAATATAACTCTCTAATTCATCTGCTTTTATCTCTCTATCAAAAACTTGAATGCCATCTTTGTACGCATTTATTTTAACATCTGCTACTTTCCCTGCTTCAATATCTTTTGCTGTATCATATTGTTTTTGATAAAGTATATAATCAATAGCTTTACTTAAAGAATATCTTTCCCTTTGTTGTCTTCCAGTAGTCCATGCAACTTCATCATAACCTTGTTCTACTGCATTGTTTATCATTCTTCTAAGTACAAATTCATGCCAGTTCTTTTTGAATGGGAATATATCTGAAATACCATAAGTATTTATTTCTGAAATTTGATTTTGTATTTCTAAATTCTTATTGGAAATATCTTTATATTTATTTTCTAATTCATAATACTGATTATACAATTTTTCATATTTAGGATTTTTTCTCCATTCTTTTTTTTCTTCTTCTCTTAAATATATTTCTCTACTACTTGCATTAAAGGCATTTACTCTTTGTTGTAATTCTGTAGGTAGCATTTCGTATATCTCTTCATCTGTTTTATCAACAATTTTTTCATAGATTTTATCTACAACATATTCATTCTCTCTTTCAAATTGATACATTTGTGTAGAGATTTGACGTTGTTCATCCGTGATTTTTGCCTCTTCATCTCTACCTTTTGATAATTGTTGCCTTAAATTATTAAGAGATTCTATTTTTTCATTATTGATGTAACCCTTTTTTCTGCCTTCTTGGTGTAAATCAGATTGTATTTCATCTATGAATAATACTTTATTTCCAGATGTATCTTCAAAGTCTTGTGTTCTTGCATGAGCTAATACATTTTTTTCTTCCCAATGTGGAGATTTATATGTTACATTATCCAATTTTTCAAGTCTATCAATTTGCTCTTGTCTTTTATTTATCTCTGCATAGATTTTATTTAATTCTATACGTTCTTCGTCAGTTGCTAAAACAGGATCAGATAAATATGCTTTAGCTCTTAATTCTGCAATCTCTCCACTTAATTTAAGAATTTCATCTTGATTTTGATTTTCTAACGGAAGAGTATATAAAATTTCCTGATAATTTGTTCCACCTTTTAAAGAATATTGTTTATATTTTGGAACTCCTATCTCATCTGCATAATCTCCATATTCGTCTTCTATTGAAGATAATTCCATTTCTGCCTGTGTCCTTTGGTCGTATAAATCTTCAAGTTTTTGCATATCTTCTTTAAAATCTTTTTCTGTAAATTGAGTTGTCCATTGTATTCCATCACTATCTCTATATGTGCGTATAAAACTACCATCTTCCTGTTTTTCATATTTATCAAAATCATTCAAGTCAATATACTTTTCAAGATTTTCAGCCATAAAGTCTCCAACTGTTCCTGCTCTTAACCCATTTAACTTATATGGAATTAAATCATCTCTTTCGTAATCAAATCCATATTTGTCTAAAATATACTGAATATCTATATTTTTACTTGCAATATCTTGTTTTACAGGTTCAGTATATTCGTCTAGTTTATTAGTTCCTTTTTGCACAGTTTCAATATTTATCTGATTTGCTTTTATATAATCCTGCAACTGCTGCTTACTTATCTTTTCTAATGAATGTTGCTTTAAATAATCATCTAATCCAATCCATTTAATTTCATCTTGTTTTATTCCAGAGTTTTCTATAATGCCTTTTATTTGCTGTGCATTTGAAGTATTAGGCATTTTTTCTTCTATTACTTTTTCTAGTTGAGAATAGAATCCACCTTCTCCGTTTTCTTCTGTGTCATATCTATTTGAATATCTTATATCAGGATTATCTGTCGGATTTGTATTATCAATATTTTTAAATTGATTAGAATTTAATGTTACATATACGGTGCTTAATTCTTTTTTATTATTATTTGAATTATCATAAATATTATTAAATATGATTCCGTCATACTTGTTTATTGCTTTAACAGCTACTGCAATATCTGTTGTTGAATATGTTTCATATACATTTTTAAAATCATCGTCTATTGCTTTTAAAATATCTTTATCTTTTATAGAATCTCTCCATATTTCACTCCAATTACGACTTTCTGCATCTATGATTAATGGATTTTTTATATTAACATATCCTTCATATACTTTATTTGCTGTACTTGTTCCTACTTGATATGACTTTGCACTCCAAATATTGTCAGTATAATAATTAACTCCATAAGTTCCACCATTAAACTCTGTAAATGTTCCTTCTCCTGTTCCATGATATACAACTTTAAGATTTCCATATTGATCAACTGCTTTACTATTCTTAAAATAATCTCTTTGCTGTCTTGTTAATTTATTTCCGTTTGAATCTTCACTAGCTCCGTTTTTGTGGTCTAAATATTGTTGTACTATTTCTCTTTTCCATTTTAAACGGCTTTCTTTTCTTGTCCAATCAGTATATGTTGATCTTAGTGCTTCTTCAAGTTGCTCTGACCAATATTTATTTGTTTCATTAGGTATTGTTTTTCGTAAAAATTCATTTAAGTTTTTAATGTCTTTCACATTTTCTGGAAATTCATATTCAACTTTATTAATACCGGATCTATCTGATTTCTTTATAGTATTATTTTTAGATTTTTGCATATTACTATTAGTAGCAGTAGTAGATTTGACAGATTTGTTTTTCTGTGCTATACTGTTATTAACAAATGTGGAATTACCAGCATTAGGTTTCGTCTTGGACGTTAAATTAGGAGTCTGTTGACTATTAATTACCCTAATTGGTTTTATCCACATTGTTTTTATTATCAAATCATTTTGTTGACTAGGAACTACTTCTACAACATAGACTTTATTTTTTTCAATATTCTTTATATATCTTACTGTTTGCTCTCCTCTACTATCAGATCCTTTTACAATTCTATCATATTCATTAATTACATCTGGAATAAGTTCGATATCTTTAGGAGTAATCGGAATTTGTTTCTTTTTTGCCTCTGCTATCTTGTCACTATGTTCATTTATCATGTGTCTAATATCATTGTCTAATAGAATATGTTTTCTTTGTTCAACATTAATTCCTGTGATTTTATTAATTTTAGTTGCTGTTTTTGAATCAACTATACCAAAATTAGTTCTTCTTTTAGAATTTTTATTTATTAACGCATTTTGGATTCTATTATGAAACTCTTTTTTAAAATCAATATTTTTAGTTTGCTTCGTATTGTTTTCAAAATCATTTTTAAGCTTGTTTTTATTTTTAATAATGAAATTATTCATCATTTCATTTATTTGGCTGTAAACTTGTTCTTGCTGTTCTTGTGTACCAAATATATTATAATGAGTTGAAATATTTTCATCAGAGATGTCTATAAGTAATTGTACATAATCATCAGATAGCATTTTATTTCTAATCATATTAGCCCAGTTGCTAATATCATTAGCCCAGTTTCCGAAGTAATCGCTTTCAATTTCCTCTATTATGTAATCTCTAATTTCCGCTTCTGACATATTGTTGAACATTGATGTATCTTTTAATACATTCTTATATTCTTCTATTTGATTTTTAGTAATAGTGTTATCTATAATGTCATGTATAGCAGTCCATTCATTACTTCTATTTACTTTGAACCAATGTCCTAATTCGTGGAAAGGTAAGAAATTAGATTTCTTTTTACTTTGCAATGAATTGTGTTTTACTAGAATATCATCATTTACATATACAGCATCTTCTGTTCCTTTATTAGATTCATATACTCCATAATTCAATCCTGTAATATTTTCAAATTCTTTTTGTATAGTTCTTTCTGTTTTTGTTAATTTGTTCTGTTCTGTTAAAGAAATCTTAGTGCCTTTTCCTAATTGTTTTTGCTGCTCTCTTTGGAATTGCTGTACACTTTTGGATAATTTTTCTTGACTAGATCCATTACTTCTTGAAATTTCTTCTTCTCCTCTGGTGTTCTTTCCCTTTTCTGTTCTATTAGCTTCTTGTTGTGAATTATTGTTTCTGATCTTTTTTGCTCTGGCATTTGAGTTTCCTCCCTTTTTATTTATTCTTTCTCCAAAAATTCTATTTTCTTCTGGATTAGATTCAATCTCTGTAGATGCTTCTGTTTCATTTTGTAGATAGTTCTTACCTTCTATCTTTCCTTTTTTAGTTAAGTATGATTCATTAGGCATTATATTTTTGCCGTAAATGTTTTTATATCCTTCTGATAAGGCTTTATCTAAAACTAATTCTACTTTCTTTGCAAGTGCATAATCTCCTTTTCCTTGACTTATATCTTCTAGTGCTTTTTGGATTTTACCCCAACTTGCTCCTGTATCATCTTTTATTTCTGCTAGTTCTTTTGTTGTACTTCTCTTTGTTCCTGTCCATTCATCTCCTGCTTTGTATCTTTCTCCAAAAGTAGAATTTGTCAAATCTTCTTGGAAGTTATAAGCCATTTCTTGAATTTCTTGACTTACTTCTGGATTTTCTGTCTGATAAGATTTTACATTTTTGTCTGAAACATTATTCCAGTTTCTTTGTTCCATATTAGTTTTGTTTGTTTGCTCTGAAAATCCATTTTGAGCAATTTTATTCTCTTGACCACTAACTTGTTGGCTTGAAGTATTGTTTTGTTCTGTGACATTGTTTTGTTGGTTTGACAAGGTATTCTTTTGAAGCATTGTTTCGCCAATCTTTTTATTGATGGCTATAGTATTTTGTGCAATTTTTTGATTAAGGTTATTTATTGAAACATTATCTAAAGAATTTATCATATTTGTAAATCCTGTTTCTGCTTCTGGGATTGTTTTGTATGCTGTAGTATCTAATAAAGTTCCTGTATTAGCATCTATTATGTTATAAGATTTTGATTGTTTATCTCTTATTGCTACTGGATTGATGTTTATATCATTGTTAGGATTCTTTATTTCCGTACCTTTCGTTGATACTATTTCTTCTACCTCTCCATTTTCATCGTAACTTGCAACAACATAATCTTTAATATTTTTGCCATCACTTTGAGAATCAAATTCTTTTTCTTGTATTTCTTCTTCTACTAGCTGTCTAGTTATTTCTCTTTTTTCTTCCTGAGTTAATTCTCTTCCTAGTTGTTCTTCTGCTGCTTTTGTTGCAATATTTTGATTAATCATCAAATCTCCACCAGAAGTTAATGCAGAGCTAACAAATGCAAGAGCCATTTGCTCACCTACTTCTCCCCAGTCCCATTCACTACTAAAGTCAGTATCTCCTAATCGATTAATTAAACCATTGTCTACTATATAATTTCCTGCATAAGATAAAAACTCTTCTATTGATTCCCCTGCTGATTGAACTCCTATTTTTACTAAAACTTTACCAGCTGTTGGCGAAATCTTACTTGCTAATTTAGAACCGATACTATCAGTTAACTCGTTTCCTCCTACACCAAGCATGCCAAACAATCCCTCTGTTACTCCTTCTATTAAACCACTTGATATTCCCTTAGTCCATCTTTCTATTTCAGTAACATCATCTCCCTTGGCATTCGCTTCTGACAATCCTCCTGATGTACCTCCAACAACTGCAAGTGTTGGTAAGTTTAATGTTTTACTTCCAACTTTTACACCTATGTTGCCTGCACTACCTAATCCCTTAGTTCCAACAGCAAGACCAACAGTATATCCTACAAGGTTTACAACTTGATCTGATGTTTCGCCAAGTACTGAACCTTCTTCAAATGATTCATTATTTGCAAAATCCCATGATAAAGATCCATTTATTGCATTATATAAAACTCCTATAGGTGAAGCATTTGCAACTGCATTTCCAATCTTTTCACTATAATTTTTATTTGCCCATTCTCGAGTTGTCTTTGCCCCTTCTTTATTTCCAATTAAAGATTGCACAGATGCAACTATATTTGCTCCTAAGTCAATGACATTCTCTCCAACTGATACAACGCCAGAAACTAAATTTCCTACTGTGTCTGTAAGAGTTCCAGTAACAGTTTTAGTTAAATCTCCAAACTGATAACCATCTGAAAAAGCTTTACTTCCTTTAAATATTTCAATTTTCTTTTTTTTGTTTTCGTTATTAGAATATAGTTCTTCTTGCTGATTATGTAATTGTTCTGCATACGTATTAGCTTCCTCTACAGAATTAAATTTTCCTAAATGCTCTCCTGTTTGATGATAATGCTCTATAGCTTCTTTATCAGATACTATTTTTCCATCTATAACTGTAGGAATTAAAACTTCTTTTCCATCTTCTTCAAAGGATATTGAACGAATTGTACTTATTGAACCATCTTCATTTTCTACAACAGGTCTATTGTTTAAATCAATATTTCCGATTGAAGATTCCTCGTTATTGGTTATTTCTAAAGGATTTATGCTATTTGTTATATTCATTGCTTCTTGGAGTCTTTGATTATATGTATCATTATAATTATTATTTAAGGTAGAACTGTCATCTTCATAATCATTAGAATTATATCCATTACTATTTATTCGATTAGTTATTTGCATTGCTTCTTCTCGTCTTTTTTTCTTTTCTTCTTCACTTAATATCAATATTCTCTACCTCCTATCTTATGCCTCCACCGTTGCCATATCCAAAAGCTTTTGTATTTGTATTTGTATTTGAAGAACTGTTTCCAGAAGAACTCTGTGTTTGTGCTGGAACTGTAATTCCATATTTAGCGACTAAAGCTGCAAAATCTTTTTGGCTTATTCTTCCTGAGGCATAGGCATTTACTAAATAATTGTACACCTCATCATTATTATTTGTTGTATCATCTTTTATTTTTATTTGTCCTGTTAATATATCTTCAACTCCCCATCTATTTTTTATTATTTCATCATGAGTTGAATAACTTGTATAATTTGTGCTATTATTAGAATTTGAAGTACCATATTTTTGAGCTAGTTGATACTCATATTCTTTACTACTATTGCTTAATGAATTTTGATAAGCTGCTAATTCTTTGCTCTTAGATTTATCAATATTAGATTTGTAAGCATATAAGTTCTTTTCTATTTCTGCATTGTATTTTGCAAGTTCTTTACTTGAATTTAAATTTAATTCTTCTTTTAGTTTTGCAATTGCTACATCATTTTGATATTCTAGTTGGTATTGTTCTCTCATCTTAGCAAGCTCATATTCTCTCTGTTCTTTAGCTTCTCTTGCTGCTCCTGATAAAGTTCCTACTTTAACTCCTAAAATAGCACTTGCATCATTATCAACAAAACCTAATTCATCTACTCTTTTCCAAGCATTTTCTAAGGCATCTTGTTCTTTTTGATACTCAAATTCTTTTTCTTGAAATTCTCTATCTTTAGCATCTTTCCAATACTGAAATTGTTGACTATCATAATTCATAACTAATTGTGCGGTGTCTGCTAATTGTCCAAGATATTCTATCCATCTATCATGTGCTTTTTCTTCATATTGCGGTATTAATTCACTTACTATTCTTGCAACTCTTTCAGCTGTTGCAGAACTATTAAGAACTCCGCTTCCAGCTAAACTTTGTAATGTTGTATTGGCAGCATATTCACTTGCTACTCTTAATGAATTATCAGTAGTTGGATCATACTCAAATCCATTATTCATATTTGAAAGCATTTGACTTATAATTCCATTAATGGTGTCAGAATATGCACTTTGATATTGACCTTGTACACTATTCAAATTAACTGTTGTTGGTGTTACAATTGTTGTACCTAAACTTGTCTTTTTTATTCCAGTATAAGTATTGCTATTTTTGTTTGCTCCTGCATTTGTTCCAAATGCACTTTGATATGAAGAATATATTTGATTAAAGTCAACTACATTATTGCTATTATTATTATTCTGATATTGTTGTGGTGTTGGAGCTGTGTTTGTCTGAGCAGGAGCTACTGCTTGCAAATTATTATTTGGTTGCATATTTGTTGTTGGAGAATACCCTGATGGAGTCACTTGTGGTTGTATCTGAATAGGTATTGTTATAGGTTGTATTTGTGACTGACTATTTGCATTTTGTACAGAAGGTGCTATGTTATTAGCATTAGTTGTTTGTATTTGTTCAACATTAGCCTGTGGGTTACTTGTCGCTATTTCTGTATTTAAAATTGTATTTGCCATTAATTTTACTCCTTTCATACATTATAAATTTCGTTTAATTTATCTTGCCAGTTTTTAAGTGTTGCCTCTGTTGTACTTGATATTCCAAATGTATTTGTTCCAATTATTTTATTTAATTCATTTTTCCAATGACTTAATGTATTTTCTATGGTAGGATATAATGGATATATTCCTTTTGTTGCAACATTTAATTGCTTTGACCATTCTTTTAAAGTAGAAGAATTATCACTATATTGTTTAAATCTCATCTTAAGTGTGTCCTGTCTTCTCTTTCCATACCATAGATAATTATATCTCCTGTGCCATATATTTCAAAAGTATAACTATTTACATTTTGCAATTCATTTGGAATTAATATACATTCAGTTCTATTTGTTCCCTCTGGTAGAATGTTTAATTTTTCAATTCTTTTTCCATCATTCGTAATAATGTTTATATTTACTGTGCCATTTAAGTCATAGTTAAACCATAGTTTTGATAAAGATTTTCTTTTACTTAATACACCATTTTTAAATTCTTTTGTTTTTATATAAAATGGTATATCTTTTTTTTCTGTTAAACCATTTTCTCCAACATATTCATCTTTACCGTAAGTTCTAATATATGTAATTCCATCTCTTCTTCCACCAGTTATCTCATATATAGCTCCATTTTGAGTTAAAGCATAAATAGGTGTTGGAGTTTGTGAGAAATTTAAATCTACATAACTATCACAAATGTTTGCATAATATAATTCGTCCTCTATTTCACATTGAATCTCTTTAGTCCATTTTCTCAACCTTTGGTCAAATATTAAAAAATAATGATAATCAGGAAACCAAAAATAGACTTTATCTTCGCTTGCTGCAACTGATACATTCTTAGCTTCATTTATTGTTATTCCATATATAAAATTTTGGATTCCTCCAGTTACCCCATTATTGCTTGTTGGCTTTTCTATGCTTCTTATTGTCGAACCATCATACTCGTAAATATTTCTGCCATAAAGCCAATATAAATATGAATTATGTACTTTTATAGTACATTGGTCATAACAACCTATATTATTATCTAGTGACACACAAGTATAAGAATCGTATTGTCCTGATATAACATTGCTACCATAATATAGGTGCATGTTCTTTTCACTAAATACAATTAATTTATCATCAAAACTAACAAGTCCAGTTATTTGATTACAGTTTGGTACTCTATCCTCTCTCGAATTTTCTGTAGAAGTCCAGTCCATTGGATCTTGTAATGCAGAAAAATATAGCATATTTCCTACACTCCCAAACATTCTATTTTTGTGATAGCACATGTGTTCAAAACTTGTAACTCCTGTAGGAAGTGTCAATATTTCTGGTTTATTTAATGCTGAAAGCGGCAACTTATGCCTTGTTGGAACAATTCCATCTCCATATAAAACTAAGTATTCATTGTTTCCATCAGCATAATATACATGTGAAAATTTATTTCCTGTAATTCCTGTTGATATTACTGCTCCTGTCATATCTTTTAATTCTGTTCCTTGTATGTAAAATAAATATTTATCTGCTGCTGCTTCAAAGTATTTTATAACTGTTCCATTTAATCCAGGATTAGCTTTTAAAGTCCTTCCTATTTTTGTTCTTAAAGCAGGATATCTGTCAAGGCACATATTATACATATCTTGACATTCATCATCTTGTATATTTTGTGGAGGATAAATATTGTTGATTCCTCCTGCTAAATAATTTATTTGATTGTTACTTTTATAGTGTATATCATTCAAATAAGTATTCTGTTGCATATTATCTCCTCCTTGATCTTATACTTCTTTTTAAGTCTCTTATAACATGATATCTTTGTTGTTGTTCATTTTTATTTTCGTTTGCTTTCATTACTAAATTGTTATATAAAAGTATATATTCATTTGCTAGTTCCACATCTGGATTATGTCCTGACATTGCTATAATTGACATTACATTGTATTTAACTAAGTCTATATAGTTATCATCTAGCTCTATGTAATCATCTACTCTCGTAATCATTTTTGGTTTTTTTAAATAATATATGTCTATTTTTCTTACATCTGTTGGAACAGGATATATACCAATAGTTCCTTCTCTTCCGTCAAAATATCCATCTACATTCATTTTCTCATTAGGTAAATATGATTTTAATTCTTCAAATCCACCCCAGTCGTAAAGATTATCTTGACTTCTTGCTTTTTCAGACTTAGTTACATGGTCAATCATATCTATACTACAGTCTTCTGGTAGTACATATAATTCTTGATTTTCTCTAGTTACAAATGAATACTGCTCTTGTATTGCTAAGTCTTTATATATCCTTTTCATAGTTTCATTTATCCATAGGAACAAGGAACTATTAGAATATTCATGTGGCAATCTTACTTGAATGTCATCTAATACTTGTCCTACTGTTGTTCTGCTAACTATTGCCATTGTTTTCTCCTTCCTAAAACCATCAATTTCGATGGGTTTATTTTGCTCTTATAATATATTTTGTACTTGCATCACCAGTACTTAAATTTGGTATTGCAAAAGTTTCTGGGTATTCATCTGGTAAATTTTCTGTTATTGATTCATATAAACTTGTGTAATCTGTTACATTTAAAGTTTGTCCATTACATTCTAAATAGCATTCTGGAATTTCTACAGAAGCGGTTAATATTATTCCACCTATTGGAGTTATTGCTCCTGTCCCTGCCTGAGCATCATTCCACAAATCTGGGAATTGATGTATTGTAATTCCACTAATATAAGTATCTGTATTATTTCCAACAAATATTACTTCTCCTGATCTGAACAGATTATTTGAATAATAATAATTCCCTTTTGGTACAAATATATATTTTGCACCCACTTCTATTGCATCATATATTGCCTGTTGTATTTTTAATCTATTGTCTGTTATTCCATCTCCAATTACATTGTAATTTTGAAGTGGTACTATTCCAAAAGTATAAAAGAATAAATCTTTTAATTCTGACATTTTTAGTTCTTGTATCATTTTTTATTCCTCCTATTCTGTATTTTCATTTTCATTTGTTGTAATACTTAATGTTCCAGTTTGTACTGAACCATTGTAGCCAATAAATGTTTTTCCACTTAAGACATCACTTGAAGTTGCAGACATTAATCCTGATTGCAAACTTCTAAAGAATTGCCCCTTATAATTTACTCCAATTAGATTTTGTGTATTTCCAAAATCTAATATCCATAACTGACTATCATACCAACTATTTTTTGTATTACAATATATTAAAATTTTAGAACCATCAATATTTGAAGATAATTCAAATGGTGTTAAAGTATCTGTATCACCAGTCTTTAGAGCGAAATTTAGACTAAAATATTGTGTTGATGGTATTACAATATTACTACCATCGGCAGCATTTTGAATATCGTCAATTGGAATTATTACAACTCTTGATGTACTTAAATATTTAGAGTATACATAAGATCCTCCATATCTTGTAGAAGTTATTAAAATAATCTTTGTTTCATCTTTTGAAACAATTCCAGTCATTACATATTGATTGCTTCCATCTTCAAAACTAAAAGTTAATGATTTGCTTAAACTCCAACTTGACGTTGTTTTATCATATACTTTTAAATTTCTTGCCTCATAAACATATACAAATTGATTATTATTCGATATTGGTAAAAATAAATTAGAATCCTCCATTCGGCGGAATCCATAAGTTGGATATAAATTACTATCTAAACATACAATTCCTCCCCATTCATTAATAGAACTATCTCCACTCATATATAAATAATCATCGCTAGGAGAAACTTGCATAATATCACAAGCAGGGTCATATCCAACACTTCCTCCCATATTTAAAATCAGAGAACTTCCGAAATTCATATTTACGCTAACTGTTCCATCATTATTTACAGTAATTTCAATAGTTGCTTTCTTTACTGTATATAAGGCATTATTGCTACTGTTTAATGATCCATAAACCGTCCAAAATACGTATGGATTTGTATTAGAAAAAATAAAGTTTTCATTACCATTACTAGTGCCTTTTAAATAATTAGTAATAGTATATTGTTCTCCTTCGTATTCTTCTCCAATTGCACCTCCATCATTCAAATGGTATGTGTATAAATGATAATAACATTTACTTGAGCTTGAAATCCAAGTTTGAATTATCAATAAGCATTTATTATTAGATCCTAAATATCCTGCTACACCAAATCTAATACGTTGAATCACTTCATTGCTTCCTATATGTAATTCATCAAGAGTGTAACGGTATTTTTTATATGTTACTGTGTTTTCTGTTTCTCCCTGTGAACCATAAATGTATAGTCCATTGTCATTTACGGGATGTGATTCTATTACAGTAGAAGAATCACTTAATTTAGCAACACTCACACAATACTTACCATTTTTAGAAAATGCTATACATGTTCTTTCTGTTACTGTTGTGTTTGAATCTGGGTATTTTACTAAGCCAATATTGCCACTTGTTATGGAAGCTTCTGTACCAGTAGCATAAATTTCTTCTACTTCTGCATTTGTACCTCCTGTACCTACAAGGTATTCTCCATTGGAAAAAGCAGTTTTTCCTAAAGCCAAATCAGAAGCAGATGCCGTTGATCCAGTTGTATCCGTACCATAAGTAGGATAGTCTGGTATTATTTTAGTACCATATAATTTTTGTCCTTGTGCATAAGCAGTTTTACCTGATAGAATGTCGCCTGCTGTTGCTGTTGCATCTGCGGTATTTACATAATTCTCATCATACTCTTCGCCTCCGCCTTGTATTTGTCTGATATTGTTTGCCATTGTGCTAAAAGTATCATTAGCAGAGGTTGAAACTCCTTTGTCAGTAATAGCCCCTGCTACTAATTGTTTTCCATTACTGACAGATTGAAAAAGTTCACTAGTTGTATTATTTAATGTATTTATAGCTGTATTTACATCATCAAAGTTGTCATTTACATCAGATACCACATTATTTATTCTTGTATCTACTTCATTTTGACATTCTGCTTGTTTCTTATTTATTAATGTAATTAGATTTGTATTTAATGCACTTACATCTGTTAATTTAGCAAAAGTAGAAAAGTCTTGATTATTTATCGCTTGATCTGTATATGCTTTTGCTTCTGCTAATTTATTAGCATCTTGATTATCTATATATTCTTTTAATAAAGCTTCCTTGTTATCATGATATTCTTGTACATATCTTTGAGTTGCATATTGTTCTGCTGGTATTCCACCCAAATTATTTGAATCATTTGCTAAGTTTGCATCTGTTTTTCCATTAGAATTTGCATTGTATCTACTAATCTCTTCACTTGAAGTTGCCATAACGTTCTCCTTTCTTTAATAAAAGGGAACAAAATTGTATTGCTCCCTTCTAAATGAATTATATTATCCATTGCCTTCACTTTCGGTATTTTCAGTATTGTCGTTTGAAGTTCCAGCATTTATTACCTCTCTTGTTCCAGTAGCTCCTATAAGTCCTCTCCAATCACAATATCCTACATCGAATCTTGTATAACCAAACATCCTATAGTCCATTTGGTCTTGTATTCTTTCAGAATCAAAGATAGGTTCTTCTCTTCTTAGGAATAGTAAGTTATCAAATGTAGGATCTTGTAAGAACCATGAAGCTCCAGTCAAGAAATCCCATACAACTATTTCTAAGTTTGGTATTGTATTTACATCATTATTGTTTGTTCCACTTTGCAATATAGAATGAACAATAGCCTTTGCTGCAAATTCGTTGTCTGGAGAAACAATCAATCTTTTTGCAGATGACTGAATTACAATTCCAGCTTCATCTTTTTGCTTTCTCATTAATGTCATAGCTGTTTTAAGGTTTTCGTCTGTTAATGTTCCTTGTATTTTATTAGAACATGTGTCAGTACTATCAATTAGTGGATGATCTTCTGCAAATAATGCTTTTCCATCATAACCCACATTTGTAAAGCCGTTTGCTAATACGTTAGATGTTTCTGTTTCCTCTGTAGCTCTTAATCCTCTACCTAAGCCTTTAGCAGAACCTCCTTTTCCTAAACCTTTCATTACATTGTATAAATCATCTTGAACAAGTTCCCATGTTAGTTCATAAGATTTGTCAAATCTTTTTGCTTCAAAAGATGCAACAGCCCCTTGTGAAAAACTATCATGATTAAATTTACTTCCTTCTGTATTTTGTTCCCATAATCCCAAAGCTCCTAAATGTGGATATGTTTGCTCTTTAGCGTTCATTTTTTCTACTTTAAATAATTTTTTGTATACACTTGGTACTTCATTATATGAATCAAAGAATATTTTTTTGTGAATTGGTGTTAATAAATTCGCAAAATTTTCTCTTGTCATCATTGATGCTGTTGTTGGCATAATTATCACTCCTTATATTTTTATTTTTCGTAGCATATAAGGAATTTAAAATTACTTATTTTTTCTTTTCGTTATATTTGTTATAGGCTTTTACATTGTCAGCATCTCGAACGGCAGCATATTCTTCTGGTGTCATTCCTGACATAGCAGCAATTGCAATTTCAGCTTTAGTTAAATTCAATTTAGCTTTAGATGTATTGCTTACACCAGAATTGCTGTTATAATTTCCTAGAATTTCTTTTCTAGCTTGATTGTTTTGCATTTTTGCTTCTACCTTTCGTTCTATTTCTGACTTTGTGTCTTTTGACTTTGACTTAGTATAACTTACAGCATAATAGCTTTGCTCAATAGATAGCCCTTTATCGACTAGCTCTTTTATTTCATCACTATATTCTGTAATATCTTCAAAGCCTTCTTCTTTACTTTTCTTAGTTAAAGCATTTTCAAATTTAACATTTGCTAGCTCTTGTGCTAAACCTGAATTATCTACTCTTTTTTTATCTATTGCACTTGCTATAGACTTAGCAATAGATTCATCTACTCCGCTTTCAACTAATTCTTCAAGAGTTGTCTTTTCTGGAGTTTTATTTGCTTCTTCTAATGCTTTTAACCTAGCTTCAAAATTTTTATTTTCTTTTTCTGCTTTCTTTCTAGCATTTCTTTCAGCATTTAAAGCTCTTTTAAGACTTTCTTTTTCTTCGTCCATTTCTATATTAGCTTCTGCTTTTGTTTCTGTTTCAACTTCTTCTGCTTCTACAGTAGGTAGTACGATACCATCTTGTTCTGTTCCTGAATCAACTGTTTCTAATATGATTCCTTCTTGCTCATTTTTCATGTTGTCTCCTTTCCCATTTTTAGCCAGGTTTTGTCCTCAAAGATTTTTAGCCAGGTTTACTCCTCTAATTTGTTTTGATTTTTAGCCAGGTTATCTCCTCAATATAAATAAAAATTTATTGACTAGTCATTGTGTGTTTTCATGTGTGCATTTAATCCAATTTTGTTTTTACAGATTTTTTTACACACAGGACATATAAATTCTTGTGGTTTTATATTTTCTTCCTTATTTTCAGTTCTGGTCTTTTGAGTAACAGGCACTTGTGCTGTATTCATAATTTTCCATGTTTGCCCTGTCTGTTTTAATAATAATATCGTTTGCTTTTTACATTTAGGACATATTGCAATAGAATAATTTTTTACAAGATTGCCATAAAAGCCATGTGCATCTTGTAGCCTCTCTATGCCTTTTACATCTGCTAAAGAAAATTCATGCCCACATGTACAATTTTTACTGTTTAAGACTTTAATTTCTTTAATATCTAACATTTTACATTGCTCCTCTCAATTGACTAAGTGATGGATTACCATTTACATTTAATCCTTCTATATTTTGATTTGGTATTTGTTGTTGCATCTCTTGTATGTTTTGTTCATCTATAAGTCCAATTTCTTGTTGTTCTTGAATTGTCTCAGGATATTCTTGTATATTCATTCCTAACTGTTTAATCATATAATTTCGATATTCACGTCTTGTTAAAGCTTTATCAACATACATCTGTCTTACTATTGAATATCTATAAGCTCTATTATTTGGAAGTCCTGCTCCAACTGATATCTCCAAATCATATTGAATTTTTCTTGTTTCATTTCCAGCTTGCATATATTTATATTCTTCTGGATCTAAGTCTTTTTGGATGTCTTTATGGGGATTTCTTTTCTTCCATTCTTCTTTATATTTTTCTCTATAATCTGTATCTGCTTCAATCATTACAGGAACTTTATTTAATATGTCTGGATTAAATTCTGCAAAAGTATCTTGCCCCTTATCTCCTACTATCCTAAACAACATTGTTGTATTCCAATTAAGTAAAGCTAATTCTAAACAGTATTCAAATACTTCTGATAATGTTTCTTGTAACAATCCTTTTTTATGGTCTATCATTGCATTACCGCTATTTTGTAGAGCAAGGCTTTCTGTTGCTGTATCAACTCCACTTTGTTGTTTACCAATCATCTGGTCTGTGAATCTTGTTACAACTTGTCTATCATTATTCATTAGTTCGGTTCTTTTGTTTATTATATATTGTGGAATACTTGGTGGCTCAAGCCATTTTGCACCTGCTATATTGTTTGTTGGCACAACTTCTCCAGGTTCGTTTGTCACTTTCCCAACATCTATTCCAGAAGAATTTTCAACTAGCCACATTGGATTCCCTGTTAATCTCGCATTTCTTAATAAATTATCATCTAAGTCATCAATTTGGTCTGACAATCCTAATATTAATTCAGCTGAACCTTTACCCCATATAGTATTTTCTCTATACATATCTGGTGTTAAAAAATATGGATACATGTCATTAGGAAATAGTTTTAATGGTTCTCTTTTAGTCTTTCTTTTTCCCTCAAACATCTCTTGTT